TATAAGTTCTGATCTTAGTGACTCCTTTACCTCTATCATTTGCTTACTTTCTTTTAATGTTTTTACTGATAGCGAAAACTCACTTTATAGCCGATAATGAAATGGCAATATTGCATTAATTAACCGAGGATAATATTATGTGGACAACTCCAGCAGCTACAGAAATGCGTTTTGGCTTTGAAGTCACAATGTATGTAATGAATAAGTAATTTTAATGCTTATGGGGATGCGCCTTAAAATGGCACATCCTCATTTGCACCTTCAACAGCAGGCCCACTTGGCGTATATTCACCTTTAGGTGTTACCTTACCTGTATAAAGTGGCTTCTTAGATCCTTCTTCAACTTCATTCTTAAATACTGCAGCAGTATATTCTTTACCATCTACATTGATGCTAAATGAAATGTACTTACTTCCTGTTTTACTATCACGTAACCATCCAGCAATTCTATTACTGTTATCATACTCAGCCATACTTTACTCCCTATTAAAAATTGGTTTCTTAGTCCAGCGTTTAGGTTCTATGTCATCTTCAACATATTTTATAAACTCCAGCGCTAATGGCGTATACCATTCAAGCCATGCCTTACTTCTGTCTACTACTTGTATCTTTGTTTCATTTGGCGTCCATATATAAAAATACGCATGAGGCATCTTACATACTTCCATTTGCATTTGCATTTGAAAGTAATAACGTTCAGGGATCTCTTTATATATCTCTTGAGTATAAGGACATTTGATCTCAACAACATTGCCATCATAATATCCATCCGGACTTGCGCCAAACGGTAATTTGTCATGTAACATAAACTTATTGCCAGGCTCTACAATGTCATCAAATTCTTTTTCTAATGCAGACAATGCAATAGCCTCATGAATATTACCGTATTCAGTCATCTCATTACCTTCAAATGGAGGCTCACGTAAAGTCATTTGACGCCATAACTTTTGCCTCTCATATACTGCCGACCAAGCAATACTAGCCGTAATAACGTTATGACGTCTATTATCAATTAAATGAGAACTCATGCAGACTTCTTAAGTTCGTTAGCAAACTCACGTACTTTTTCTTGTAGCTCTGGGCCAAATGTAAAAAATGCTTTTTTAAGTTCACCAGTTCTAGCCGCTTCTGTTAATGTATCTTTAGCAGCTCGCACTTGCTCTTCAGTTACTTCTTGGACTACTGGGTTATTTTGTTGATGAATAGCATTCACTACTTCATTAGCAGAGGCAAATTCTGTACCACCTAAACCTAATGCAGCTAAACATCTGCCAATAGCTGAAGTCTCACAGTTTTCTACATAAGATGTTCCATTAATTTGTGATGCTTTACGGAACTCCTGTGCATGACCTGTAGCAAATGTTTGTACTTGACCACCTTCTAAGTGAACACCTGCATAAGCCTTAACAATACATTGTTCATCATCAATTTTAATGATCTCGGTTGTTAAAAAATAATTAGGGAATTGCTCTCTAAATTCTTGTACACGTAATGCTACTGTTTTATATTCTTTACCACGAATGTTTACTACGCCTTGTTTACTCATCTGTACTCTCCCGCAATTGTTTTAATTGTAACTCTCTAATGTAGTGTTCTTTTTGATCTGCTTTATCATTTGACTCACGCAGATCTTCATTCATTAGTTGCAACTGTTCAATAATTTTTTCTAACTCGTCCATAATAACCCTCCGTAAATTAATATGAGCAATAACACTACCACAATAAACCTATTTAATGCAACATCTTCATCTTCAAAATTTTCATCACGCTTATAGTCAACACCATAACGCTCCCTATAAGTCCTGGGAGTTTTAAAGTCCCATTGGTTATACCAGGTATAGTGTTTGTCTTTATTCCATCCCCAGTTATCCATCATGCTTCTCCTGCTGATCTAATTGATATTGCTCTTCAAGTTCTTTTTGTCTCCAAAACTCTTGTTGATCTAAATACTCATCATAGTCTAACCATCTTTCGTCCATTATTCACCTCCCTTGATATTTTGAATATCATTTTCAAAGTCAGCAAATATTTCATCTATTGTTAAAGTTCTATGAGGGCCAGTTCTATTAAAAAAGTTTTCAAATACATTTGGGTTGTTATTTGCCCATTCACCACATTTAGGTACTGGTTTTAAGTTAGGTAATTTTTTATTTGTATCCATTATTCTCTCCTAGTTAATAAAGACTACAAAACGAATATTGATCTAATTGAAAATAGAAGTCAAGCATTTTAGCAAAATATTTTTCTTGCTCTATTTTTTTGCTAGCAGTATACTACCGCTCTATGGATGATACAGTTGAATTTTGTAGGAAAGGACGTGTATTATACCATATTTCAATGTGTTACGCTTAAGGAGAGTTATGAAAATAAGAAACTGGAGTAAATATCAGCATTACCACGACAGATGTCCGCCATGGATAAAAGTACATAGATCGTTATTAGATGACTTTGAATGGCATAATTTAGATCCATTATCCGCAAAAATGCTTATTAATTTATGGTTGTTGGCCGCAGAGGATATTGATGGTAATTTGCCATCCGTGGACACTATGGCTTTTAGACTTAGAATTGAAAAGCCTTTATTAGTCAAATGCTTATCTTCACTCACACCATGGTTAGAAGAGCTAGATAGCAACGTGCTAGCAAACTTGGAGCAAAGTGGGGGTACAGAGACAGAGACAGAGACAGAGACAGATCCTGTGGAGCAAGTTTCTATAGAAGAAACTTTTGATAGGTTTTGGAAGTTATATCCGTCTATAAGAAAAGTAGCTAAACAAAAATGTTTTGATCGCTGGAAGGCTAAAAAGTATTATAAGATAGCTGATCAAATTATAGGTCATGTAGAAGCAATGAAACAAAGTAAGCAATGGAAGGATGGGTACTCGCCAGCCCCAATAACTTACATTCAGCAGATGCGTTGGTTGGATGATATTGAGGTTGAACGTAAGCCATGGGAAGGTGGTATATGAATATCAATGACGCAATGAGTAAGCTGACGGTTAGTCAGCAAGAGGTAAATAACTTTTACAATGGAGAAACTTATGGTAACGAATTTAAAATTAAAAGTGCAGATATTTTTATTGATGATCTGCTTAAATACTACTCTACTGAGATACACGCTGGCAAGACGCTACCGTGGACTAAAACGCATGATAAATTCCATGTTCGTCCAGGGGAGGTAACTTTAGTCCATGCCCCTAGCGGACACGGCAAGTCAATGTGGCTTTCACAAGTCATATTGCATCTTATGAAAAGCTCAATATGTTTAGTTAGTAGCCTTGAGATGAGGCCGGTACTCACTATGGCTCGCATGGTGGCTCAGGCTTTAGGATCACAAGAGCCTACAGATGAGTATGTTACTAGGTTCTGTGAGCGTGCAGCTAGTAAACTGTATATCTACGATCAAACTGGAGTCACTACATCTGAAGACATGATAGCTACATTGTATTGGGGTAAGCACGTGTTAGGTGTAGAAGTATTTGTGATCGACTCATTAATGAAAATGGCTGATATTGCTGAAGACAATTACAATGCTCAAAAACTTTTTGCTGATAGACTTGCAGTTGTATGTAGAGATCTTAATATACATATTTTTTTAGTAGCACATACTAGAAAACTATCAGATGAAGAACAGATACCAGACGCAACTGACATCATGGGCAGCTCGCATCTGCGCAACCTAAGCGATAACATCTTATGCTGTTGGCGCAACCGCTACAAAGAGCGTTTAAAAGATGAGGGTAAGACACCGGATGATGAATTGAAAGGTATACCAGATGCAAAGATCTTTGTCCAAAAACAGAGGAATTTTCAGTTTGAAGGGTCGTTCAATTTCTGGTATGATCCAAAAGGCTTACGTTTCAAGGAGAGTCCATGAAAACAGCAAATGAGTTCTTAAAAGAAATACAAAAAGTATTTGGTCAAGTAGAGTACAAAGCTACTACAAATGATGGTAAAGTATTTAAAAGCAAAGGATGGGAGAGTAAATATGACAAAGAGAATGACAGTAAGCGAAGCGAATTTCCAAGAGTTTATAAGTCTAATGCAAGATGAAATAAAAGCTAACGGACATGTTGATGTTAAGTTTTCTGATAAAGGTAAAAAGTTAAGATCAAACTCACAGAATGATAAGTACTGGGCCATGTTAAAAGAGTTAGGCGACTATCTCGGATACCATGACTATGAACTACATGAGCTTCTTACTTTCCAAAACTTAGCTGAAACTAAAGTAGTTGCTGGACGTCCTGTCACGCACGTTCGATCTACAACGGATCTGGATACTCACGAATTTTCTGATTATCTTGAGCAAGTAAGACGTTTTGCCATTGAGTACGGTTTTAGGTTTCCAAGTGATATATCGCAACACTAAACTCTTAAAAATTTTAAGAGACATTCCATGTCAGTCATGCGGTGCAAGTGACGGTACTGTTGTGGCTGCACATAGGAATGAGGGAAAGGGCATGGGTCTTAAAAATTCGGATGCGCTCACTTGTAGTCTATGTTATCATTGTCACTACGAGTTAGATGCTGGTAACAAACTTACCAAGGATCAAAAACGTGATATGTGGAATAGAGCATACGTCAATACCATGCAATATCTTTGGGAACATGACATGATAGGAATTAAATAATGGGAAAAGGATCAGCACCAAGACCTTATAGCGTAGATGCAGATACATTTGAAAGTAACTGGGATAAGATATTCAAAAAAGAAGGCATTAACTTAACTGAAGAAGAGTTAGCTAATGTTCTTATCATAGAAGATAT